TATTTGCTTACTACTTTGATATAAACGGAACATTATTAAGCGATACTGTATCTTCCTTTAGGATAAAAGCAAATGCCACTGTAGCAACTTATTCAGAAAGCTATAGACCTTATAACACTTCATTTAATTATAGTATAATTATTGATGATAGAAAAAGGCTGTTGTTTGGAGATGTCAAACAATTAATATCTACAACTTGGGTTGTTTTTAAGGATAGCTGTAATGATGTAGCCTATCTCGTGTCCTTTGGTGAGGATACTTTTGTAGCTTTGAATAATAAGTTTAAGTCTTCATTAGAGTTTAATATCGCCACACGTTAGTATATGGTTTTAAAGTTAGAAATCAGTAGAGACAACATATCATTTTTTGAAGTTGATTTGTTCCCCGATTCTCAATTAGAGTATGATGTGGATTTTTATGACACTCTTGATGTAAGTAAGATAAGTCTTCCATTTTCAAGCGATATGAAGATACCTATGACTGAGTTGAATATGAGCCAGTCAAGATTTAACTACAATCCCAACACTGATTTAAAGGATTTATTTCCGAAAGATAATTTTTATTTTAAGATAACTATATATGGCCCACCACTCGGTGTTGATATAGAAGGTATCCTAACGGTTAAAGCTTTTGAGTATCTATCAGATGAGCCTTATATTGACATCAACCTTAATGACTATGTAAGTAAGTACATTAGTAAATTAAAAGACGCAGGTCTTGCTGAGGTTTATAATGCGGACCAAGGAACATACGGAACTTACTTTAGGACAAATCAATTGTTCTCAACCTTCTTTAACACTGTTGCCAACAACGGTGAAGCGGGTGTGCTTAATCAAAACCCTACAGACCGACCAATCATATTTCCGTACATAGACTTTTGTAACGATGTAAAAGGAAAGTTTGGATATGGGGCGAGACAATTTACTGAGTACGGAACAGGAATGGATAGAGCAGGTATAGTGCCTACTTTTTCCTTGAAGAATTTTCTTACTGCTATAGGAAACTACATAACTGAAAACGGATTTAATACTCGTGTTGACTCCAAACTATTTGGATTAAATTATGCTGCTGCTATCACAGATGTGCAGCCCGAGAAACTACAACTACTGATACCCTCAAAACTTGAAGCCGATAAAGACGTAAATACTCGTGATTTCTTTATGCGTCAAGCACCATTTTGGACGGGTACAAACGAAAACTTATTTGGAAAAACAAGTAGCGATGGGGGGCAGAAAATACTTGTTTGTGATTGGTTCTACTCAATGGAAACTTTTGGAAACTTTGGCCCGCACACAGTAGACCCCGAGGACCCAAATAACACAATACCTGTAACTAATCAAACGAAGTTTGGTTTAGACGCAACAAATGCTGCTTATCCAGAAGAAGAAGCATTCGGAAACGAAAGAGGTTACTTCGCTCCTTTTATGTCTTACGATGCAGATATATCTTACAGGTCGGGAAATGCTTTTGCTGATATATCAGAAATAAATTTTGAATTGCCTATTCTCGGAGAAGATAAAATAGTCTATCAATTAAAACCTCAAAGAGCAGAGTCTACTATGACTTTTGGTATATTCATAGGAGTGTACGAAAATGGCGAGCTTGTTAAAAAGCTAAGGCTTGAAGACTCTAATGGTGATGCCGTTGTATTGAATGCTTCTGACGCAACAGCCGTGGCTGGTTTTTCAAATAAAACTCAGCATACTGGTAATACCAATCATAATTACTGGTATGATAGCGACAGAGATGAGTATGTTATATTTCCATCTGGATGGACAGATGTTCAAGATATGTTATCTTGGAATTTAGCTGATTTAGGATTGAATCAGTTATACCTTCCTAATGAAACAATTGAGGTTAGTGGGGAAAGTAGGTATGGTGTAAACTATTTCATTGAACCGATACAAGGCGAGATAAGGTCACAAGTAGGATTTGACTTGTCAGACCAAGGTGACCACTATGTTGTCGTTGGGCCTACAATTGGTGCTACTGAATTTAGCGTATCTGACATTCGTAAAGCCATTACAAGAGCGGAAAATTACGGACAATTAAATATTAAGCTTAGAGCTAATGCTAACTTTAATCCGTATTTCACTGACGATGAGTACAATATCAAGGAGTCTTTAGAGAACACAGCTACAGCATCTCCATATGATGTGTTGTTAGCTATATGCAAACGATTTGGTTGCGGTATATTCTATGAGTATGATAACACACTAAATGTAAACGTGCTTAGAGTTGACCCATTGCATTTAGTCAGAAGCGGTGGGCAAAATATAAACGAACTTATAGATGATTTAAAATCCGTAAAAGTATATCTTGGTGGAGATAAGATTAAAAATCTAAGCATAAAAAATAAGGACTACGGTCTTTATTATGATGATGAAAACAGTGATGATATAACCATAGGAAGCACTACTCAAGAAATAAATGTAGACGGCATATCCGATTTAGATATAGATTTAAAATCTTCTATATACTACAACTCTGTAGCGGGTGAAGTTCTATTTAGAGCGGATAACAATAACTTAATAAATGGTATTATATCCGAAAGAGAGGCTGCCTTTACCCCTAATCTTTTTACAAAGCATCAAGACATAGGGTTGCGATTTGCTTATGTAGATAAGCCGTTGTACAATACAATAATTAAAAGACCTAAAGTAGTTAACGAAGAATATAGACCAAACATATACACTATAACTCAGCGTATATATGAAGATTGGACTGTTCATCCTTTTAATGGGCGATTGTTTCACTACAATACTGCTGGATGGAATTTAATGGCTGAAGATGAGAGCGGTAACACGACAGACTACTATGGCCTTTATTCTCAAAACGAAAAGGTAAGATATTCAGACAGCCCTACTATAGAGTTTGATATGGTAATACCTACGTCTGAGCTTTCATCTTTAGATTTTTTATTTAATACTTTAAGCGCATCAAGAATAAACCAATCCGATATTCTTGTAAAGAGTGCAAAAGGAGAAGTGCTTGGTGATTACGCATACTTGACTATAACAGGACTACTGCAATAATTGTAAATTAATTTGATGGCTACATACAATGACTACCCACAATCTGCTACCAACAACGCCAAGAAAGTTCTTGAGTGGAAGAAGAAGTACGGAAAAGAAGTTAAGGGAATGACTTCTGTGGGCTGGACTCGTGCCAATCAGTTAGCATCAAAAAGAAAACTATCGTATGAAACTATTGCGAGAATGGCTGCTTTTAATCGCCATAGAAAGAATGCTGCGATTGACCCTAAGTATAAGGATACGCCTTGGAAAGATAGAGGCTATGTGGCTTGGCTTGGTTGGGGAGGAACAAGCGGTGTTAACTGGGCAATTAGAAAAGCTGAGTCTATACGAAATGGAACAGTTAAGGCAAGTGTTGATGTGGCTAACGTCCCGTGGGGTGACCGTAAAGTCAAGGATAAATATGTTTCGCAAGAAGATAAAGAAATGATTGACGGAATAGTTAATATTCTTGTTAATGTGAAAGATAAAGATAATCGCGCTGAACTTGCAGAAGCACAGATTGAAATATTAAAACAAGAAGTTAAGGATTTTGATGAAAAAGACTTTCTTCGTAGAATAGGACTTTAAATGGATAAACTACCATTATTTGATATATCATTAGAAGACATCGCTCAAGGGATGTACAAGATTTCTCTTGTAGATAAGCCTGCTATTGAGGAAGACTTCATCCACTTCAATGAAGTTGAGAAGGTACAGATGTTTGCTGATGAAAAGAAGAAAGAGGTTGTAGGACCTATTATGATTCCTAACAAGGAGATCCTACGATTCTCTCCGGATATGGGATACTACTATGTACGATTTACTGAAGAGACTATTCAGCAGATTATGTACAAGTATTCTAAGGAAGGATTATTTAACGCATTTGGTATTAACCACTCCTACGATACGGATGAGGTGGTTATGCTTGAAGTTTGGACTAAGGAGAGTGATAACGATAAGTCCGTAGACTATGGTTACAAACTACCAAACGGAACCGTATTCGTGAAGGCAAAGATTGAGTCTGACGAATTATTTACTGCAATTGAAAATGGAGAGATAAATGGTTTCTCTATTGAGATTAAAGCAGATATTAAACCAACAATTAATAACGAAGAACAAATGAACGAATTTAGTTTTGGCAAAGAACTTGGTAAGTTGGAGGCTCAATTTGAGACGATGACTAACAAGTACGAAGCAAGAATTGAAGCTTTGGAGAACGAGAACAACTCGCTCCTTGAAGCTGTGACATCTTTTGAAGATAAGTTTGCTGGCGTTGAAGACTTAAAGTCTGCCATTGAAATGATTCAAAAGCACATCGCGTCTATGGGTGACTCTGAAGAAGAGATGTCTGAAGACAAAGATGAAGAAGAAATGGCTCATACTCCCGAACACAAAGAGGAGGAAGAGAAAGAAGAAATGAAAGACGAGTACGAAGCTACAGAAGAAGTAGTTGAAGAAGCGTCTGAAGAATTTGCTGCTGAAGAAGAAACTAACGAGTTGGAAGTTGAGGAGCAATTTGCTGCTGAACAAAAAGCTGAAGAAGTTGCTGAAACAGTAGAAGACAAGACAGTAGTTTTTAATGGTATTACACCCGAGAAGGTTAATATGATTAACAACTTCTTTAACCGCAAGTAATTATTGTAAATTAATTAAACGAATCCTCTTAAATTAAAATAAAATGAGTATAGTAATATCAAACTTGCCATACGGTGACAGACGTCCAGACCTCTTCATTGATACTATGGTAAAATCGGCAGCGGTATTAAACCGTTTCCGTCTTGTAGATGGTGTTAAAGCTAAGGTAAACGTACCAATCTTTGACGCTACATTATCTTTCGGTTCAGACCTTTGTGTGTTTGACGGAGCATCTGCTGCTACAATCGGTGAAAAAGAAATGACTGTAACTACTTACAAGTGGTCTTTCTTAAACTGTAAAAACGCTCTTGAAACTTCTTACCGTGGTCTTCTTTTGAAGAAAGGTCAGAATAACCCAGAGACTATGGACGCTGAGTTCAAGGATTGGGTATTTGACTACTTCGCTAAATTGTCTGCTGAAAAAGCTTTGACTGTTGCAGGTACTGCGTTGACTACTGAAATGGCTGCTGATGCTTCTGTATTGGACTACGATACTAACGGTGCTTTAACTTCTGCTAACATCCTTGACAAATTAGAAGGTGCTTACGAAACAATGAGTGACGTTATGTTGGCTGCTGTTTACGGAGACGCTGACCGTGATTTCAAACCTGCTATCTTCTTGGGAACTGCTGCTATGCAACACTACCAAATCGCTATCGCTGGTCTTTACACTACTACTCCACAAGGTGTTGTAGAAGGTGGCGTACCGAACTACTACGGTATGGAAGTTATCCACTTCCCATCAATGCCTGCTAACGAATTTATGATTGCTGCTGCACAGAACATCGTAATGTTGACTGATGAGTACAATGACGTTCGCGCAATTGATATGAAGTACGAAGCTGAACTAAGCTCTGACAAGATTTGGGGACAGTTCAAGTTAGGTTTCTCTTACTTGAAAGGTGAAGAGATTGTCTACGCAAAAGACTTCGCATAATTAATTAATAACGGAAGGGCCTTGCGCCCTTCCTTTAATACCCTATAACAAATGGCTTGTAATGTAACTCTTGCTAATAACATTTCCTACTCTTGTGACGATATTGCAATTGGAGGTATTGTAAAATTAGCATTGGCAAACAAGGCTGACCTACTCGCTTCGGGTGGTGGTCTTGAAAACGCAACTATTAACTCTACTACTCGTGAGATTAGTGGAACAATTATTGCCCAACCTCTTCCTGTCCCGGGAACTTCAGATGGTATAATCAGAGTTGACTTTAACAATAAAGATGGTTTCTCTGTTTTTAGTGAGGTTAAGACTGTAAGTGCTGACGGCGTTGTATCTTGTGTACCTACAATTTCTGTAGAGCTTCCAAAGATGACTCCTGCTAAAGTTGAAGAACTTAATTCAATCTCTAAAGGTGGAGCTGAATTAGTTGCAATGGTAGAAACTGCTGCTGGAACTTACCACGTTGTTGGTTTGGACTACGGATTGTACGCGGGTACTGTTGACGCTAACTCTGGAACTGGTCGTTCTGAAAAGAACCGCTTCCAATTGACTATCACTGGTGATGAGCTTGGTCTTGGATACTTCCTTGCAGAAACCAGTGGTGATGGTGGTAAGGATAATTTTAACACCTTGGTATCTCTTGTATTTGCTTAATAGCAATCTTGTAAATTAACACAAGGGGGTGAGGCAAAAACCTCGCCCCTTTTTATTTTAATAATATATGGCTTTTAACTGTTCTGTTTTACTGAGTGATATAGATTCCAATTGTTCTAATAGTTCAACAGGAGGAATCAAGAAAGTGTATTTAGGTCTAAAAGAAAACTTAACCTTAACACTTGATACATCAGCGGAGACAGTTCTTTTAAGTGCTAACTTAGGTGATGCTGTAACATTTGAGCATAACCCAAAAGACAAGGCTACATACTTCTCAGAAACTAAACAGACAAATTTAGGCGTACCTGTTATAGAAACCGAGATATTTGTAAAGCTTCCCGCTATAGACAGTAGAGCTTCAAGGGTAGAGCAAATGTCTTATAGAAGCGATATAGTTTGTGTTCTTATGCACAACAATGGTAGTGCAACTATAAGTGGTTGGATAAGAGGGCTTGATATGGATTACTCTACATCAAGTGGTACTTCAGTTAAAGATATGTCAAGTATAAATGTAACCTTAAAAGGAACTTCTTGGGAATCGTCTATAGCTACGAGCAACCAATCTTTAATCAGTCTTGGAACACCTTGGGCTACCGCTAATCAAATTTGGTCTAACAATAATATTATCTGGGGATAAATGAATTTAACTAACGAAAGCATTGAGTCTACTTATGGTAACCTATTAACAATAGGTTCTACTGCGGGTACACCAACACAAGGGACTCTTCAAAATGGCGCGGGTCAAAATATAACAAAGATTGTTGTTGACGAGATTGAAGCCAATAAGATTATACAAACACAGACAACTGTCGCTGCTAACGGTACTACTTTATCTTCGGGAACTATTCTCGGTGCGGGTGT